AATTCTTCTCGGAATTTTGCAATAAAGTCTTGTACATCATTCTCAGTACCATTCATTACAAGTTTAACTAACTCTTTCATCTTTTCACGAATAGCATAAGGTGTAGAAGATTTAATCATCTCTAGACCTTTAACTTTCATTTGTGGTTCCGCATACTGTACACCTTCGTTGTTATACACATTGAGGATGTATCTTTTCTTTGCAGTCCATATACCTTTACTTGCAAGTGCCTCACGTTTCATTTGCATTTTTTGTGCGTAGGCGTGGATGTAGTCAGCAAGCTCTTGATAACTCTTATTAATATATGGTTGTATCTTATCCTCACAGACACGATCCATGAAGGTGATAACTTTGTTAGGATCCGTTTCTTCCTTATAGACTTTGCGTACAAGTGGGCCAAGGTTGAGATATATCGAATCCGTATCTGAAGCAATAACATAATCCTTTTCCGTTTTTAATAGTTCATTCATGTATTTGTTTAATTTACTTTCAATCCATTGAATAGACAATTGACCGGACATAGTAACTGCTAGTGCCATTCTCAAATCAAAGAATCGGAAATACTGTGAACCCAATGCACCATAAGCGGAGTTCAAAGATAGTTTCTTCGCAAGTTGTAGATTGTTATATCTTGCAATCAAATTCTCTAGTTCTTTCTTCTTGGTTACATCAGTTTCATTTTCATACTCTTGTTCAGCCTTGAGCATTAACTTCTTAAACTTCTTACGATCCTCATACATTTCTTCCATCATCTTTGGCAAGAATCCTTGTACATCTTTACGGAAGTATTGACCATTAGGTGTTAGGATAACATCAGATATCTTTGAGGTGTCAACTTTCATTTCTAAAAGTTTATCTACATCTACACCATCACGTATTACCTTACGCATTTCTTCTGTTTGATCTGATACAGGAATCAATGTCTCAGGAGATATGTTGTACATTTGAATCAAGTGTGGATATAGACTGTTCAAGTCAAATGATGCAACCCAATCGTGATTACCAACTTGTGGTTCTTTAACATACGCACCTTCAAACGCTTCACCTTTGTGTGAAACTTCTTTTGGTGGAACGATGATCTTTTGTTCTAGTAGGTGGTTGTAAATCAACGCATCCCACATGCGAGTTTGTGCAAACACATCAGCATAATTACATTTGGTATCATATGCCATAGTCAATGCCAACTGAATCAACTTTAACTTTTCTTCTAGTTTGAGAATCAGTTCAACGTCTTTAATGTTATACTCAATAAACTTCTGATAGTTTAATCTGTACAATTGATGAAGTGTATCATATTCATCATAGGATAGTTTGTTCTCACCAAGTTCTACACTTGCGATGTTATCCAACTTGTATGAATCTTGTGACTTACCATTAGGCGCATACCATTTGTATAGTTCGATATAATCTAGTTGACCAATACCAAAGATATCATAAGACTTCTTCTCTGAACCTTTGAAGTTATAAACTCTCTCATTGATTACTTCCCATGGAGATAACTTACGTGCTTCCTTCTCACCAAATAGTTTAGTGAAACGATTAATCAGATACGGAATATCAAACCCTTCGGTGTTCCAACCAGTTACCACTCAGGATAGTTGTGTTGCCAATCACTTAGAAATTTCTTACACAACTCTATTTCATCTTGGCATCGAACATAAGTAACATTTTCATCATTATTATCATAGTGACCACAACCATAAACAGTAGTGCCTCCGTTCAATTGACGAACAGCGATTGCAGTAATTGGTTCTGTTGCTCTGTAAGGATCAGGGAAACCATTCTCAGAACCAACCTCAATATCGATGATTACGATTGACAGTTCATCCATCTTCCAATCAATTAAACCTTTGTGATTGTCGGCAATAAATGCATAGGCGTAACGATCATTACCATAGACTTTAAAATTCTCTACGGATTCATATCGTTTAACAAAGTCCCTTGCCTCTCTGATATTGGCAAACTGCATAGGTTCTAGATATTCACCGAACAGAGTTTTGTAGTCGGTCTTTTTCTTGGCAGGTAAAAAGAGAGTAGGCGCATAGTTGATTTTCTCTTTTATGCGCCTACCATTCTTTACACCTCGATAAAGTATATGAGGACCATATACCGTTATGTTTGTGTAGTATTTACTCATTAAAGTGTTTTTGCAATTTGTATTCCGGATCCGAAGATGGTATTATACTGATTTTCTAATTCAAGTATAGGCGTAGTAGTGGTTAAAATATCATTACGATTAATTCGTATTCCACTTCTGAATTCATTAGTATAATCTAAGAATGGAGAAAATGCAATACTTCCAGAATCATTTGCCGCACGTGGTGGGATCTGTACCACTTGTACAGGTTCTTTAATAGTCACAAAATCAACTTCATCATATGTGACATTCCCCATTAGGGTGTGATTAGTTTTTAGTGTAAGTAGTTTTATCATTATACTGCCACCTTCATATCAGCATCTAAAACCCTTAGGGTTACCCATTTGCGGGGGAATAACATTTCCCTTCCAACAAAGTCTTTCATATCATAGGTAGGGTCATCAACAAGACCCAACAATTCTACTTTGTTGTCAAAGTCACGAAGGAACAAGTCATACTTGTATGCCTTAGGTGCGTTCTTTTGTGATGCGATGTTTTTGGCGAGTTCACGAATGTTCATATATTTTTCCTCAGTTAATAAATTATTGGCGTTGTTGCGCTTTGAGTTGGTCAATCACTTGTTGTATTTCATTTCGAATTCCTTCATTTATACTTGGTATCCATGGAAGAATTCTTGACAACAAACGGATAACATCATTTGGGTTCATATTGATATAATTGAATATTGCACTTTTTTAAAAAGTCTATCCCATCATTGTTTTTTAAGTTGAGATGTTTATAAAACACTTGCCCTATTCCTGCTTGATAGATTTGTTTTGCACAATCCATGCAAGGAGCATGAGTTACAAATAGGGAAGCACCTTCTGAAGAATTGGTTGAACGTGTTACCTTTGCAAGTGCATTTGCTTCAGCGTGAATAACTTCGGGTTTAGTGACTAAGTTTACACGACCTACTGGTTGGTGTAATTCAATTTCACATCTGTTATCCCAACCAGAAGGCATACCGTTATAACCAATACCAATGATTGTGTTATCTTTTACAATGACGCAACCAACCTTCAAACGTATAGCACTAGAAAGTTCTGCATATACTTCTGCAGCCTTCATGTGTGCAGTTAGAAACTTAGCCGGTATAGTTTTATTCTTCATTTTTAGACTCACCCTTATTTTTCTTCTTGTCTCTAAACATGAAGTCTGATTTGGGTTCAAGGTCTGCTTGTATTGTGATCCGACGATAGTTAGATTTATCTTCGCCAGACATACCCGCAAGCAAACGCTTGGTCTCTTTGTCTATTTTGTATTGACTGTTTGGTTTTCTCATAATATATCTTTCAGAAAGTGGGGCATAAAGCCCCACCGTTTATGCCGCTAACTTTTCTTCTTGTAAAAGTTGTGGCTTAAACTCTTTTAGTTCATTGCCGATCTCAATCTTGCGTGGTTTCTTGTGTTCTGGAATGATGTTCTCAAGTCCAACACGTAGAATACCATCTTTGATTTCAGCACCCTTTACTTCAATGGTGTCTGCAATTGTGATTACTTTGGTGAAAGAGCGAGTGCCGATACCACGATGTAGATATTGAATATCAGGTGTGCTTTCTTTCTTCTCACCTTTGATAGTTAGACTACCATCTTGTAGTGAAATATCGATTTCGTCTTTTGCAAAACCAGCAACAGCAAGTTCTACCACATATTTGTTCTCATCTGATTTGATGATATTGTGTGGTGGAAATGTTGATGGTTTAACTTCATTGTCAAGCATTTTTTCTACATCACGAATGAAGTTTTCAAAACCAAGTGTTTGATGGAACAGAGGTCCAAATGAAATGCGTGTCATACGTTTCTCCTATTAAGCAAGTTAAAATACGTGACCCCGAAGGCATCACGACTTACTTGGCAATCTCAAATGCCTGACGATTGACAAGATAAGTTCTTTGAGGATTTGATTGAGTAAAGACACGAATGAATTCGTTTGATCCTTCTCTAATCACATCCTCGTAATTCCTAGTATATACTTCTTCTTTAGTATATTTGTTCACCAACTTTGTTGGATTTACTTTCGCTTTGTGCATAATTACTCACCATTTTAGTAATCAGATTTCTTCTTACCTATATTATATTTAGTAACTAAGTCCCAATCGTCTTTGTCTTTAAATGATATAATTTTAATCTGATGGATCGGTGCCATATTATCTTTAATAATATGTGGATTCATAATCTTCACTAATCCCCATTGTTCCAACAGATTTGCAATCGTATTTCTACGTTGAATATCGTTCTCAGAAATATTAGATGGTTTGCCATCTAATGAAAAAAGTTCTTTAAAGTGTACTATATAATATCTACCTTGTTTGTGTAAAATGTGACAAGATTGATAGAGGATTCTTTCTTTG